ACATATTATCCTTCGCTCCTGGGGTTTTACGATTGTTATAATGCAGAAAAACTTGTACGCATTCTTTGCCTTTGAATTTTTCTCTCCAATGTTCTAGCTCACAGCCAGAATAAACCAGCATATCTCCAGGTTTTAGATCTACTTTGATACCTTTCTTGCCAACTTCTCCGGATGGTTCTAGGTATATTGGCCAATCATCGCCACCTAAATTCATAGTAGTAGATATTTCACAACTAAATCTATCTTTATGTCTTTTAAGTTCATCACCTTTTTTATATATTCTAGCATAAGTGTATGCTGGATATAATTTTAATCCCGTTGCTTTTTCCATATCGGGTAAACATTTCAATAACAATGTTTCCATAGCCATATTAGAATACTGACTATATGTATTTGGTATCTGTTCGTTTTCTGCTTCATAATATCCAATAATAGTTTCAAATGGTGAAAAGTATCTTGCTTTTCTACAAGTATCATAAACTTGTTTTTGCATCATAAAATAATTAGCAACAAAAGCTGCTAGGTCTTTTGATATAGCTTGACGAATAACTGTATACTTTTTCTTTTTAAACATCTTTTGCCATTTCTTTTGGTACAGCTTGTATATTCCAATGTATAAATCTAAATGGTTCTATACCGTAATCAACTGCATATTCGTGTTCTAAAAAACCTGGAAATATAATGAGTGTACCTGGTGTAGGTTTAAAATGTATAAGTTCTGATCCACCCCACGCACCTTTTAAATCTGGTTTCATTTTTAATTTTGTAGAACGTGCCCCAGTTCTCGGTTCGTGAAAAATGGGATATGATGTTTTATCACTACACTTTAAAAAATAAAAACCTGATACGTGTTGATTCCAATGTATATGTGCACTGTGATGACCACCACCTTTTTTAGAAAACTCTTGTACCCACATTTCACTAAACATAGTTGTGTATAGCGACATATCATAGCCTTGATGATCTAAATACTCCCAAGACTTTTGACCAATGTAATTTCTAAAATCTAAAAAGTCATTGTCCATTGTTAGCGGTGTTGAATGATATGATGTACCAAAATCACCGTGTTTTTTTATGTGTGCTTTGTTTCTATTTCTTGCTTCTTTAATATATTTATTAGAAGCTTTGTTTAATGACTTAACAAACTCTGGTTTTTGTTCTGACCAAATGGTTGTGTTAAAATAGTTATTTATATACATTATCTAAACGGCCTTCCTAAATGCCAGACAACAAGACTGTATCTTGTGCCTGATGTTACGGGTTTAACTCTATGCCACACAAATGAAGGAAATACAATGATAGAACCTTTTGGTAATATTTCTTTACACTGTATTTTATGCTTCGATTCATCTCGCATATGTGGATCATAGTTTCTAAAATCAAATTCTAATTCACCACCTTTATACTCTGAACCATCTGTTAACTGACAAGTCATAGACAGTTTTCGAATTTTACCATTGTCAGGATCATCTTTGTTTTTTCTTTGATAAGGCTTATCCCAACTATCACAATGCCAATCATAATATTGGTTGTGTTTGTATTTTGTAAATTGACAAGATTCACTTCTTTCCCAATCAAAGTTCCAACCAGCTCTTGCATTTGCTTCGTGAACGTATGGGTGTAATTCTTTGTATATCCAAGTATCATTAAGCCATACTAAATCAGAGTTTCTTTTTCTTTTTAAATTCAATACTTCTTTTTTATTTAATTTTTTATCTTCATATCCACCTGTTAAACCCATTACTTCTTCCTGTTGATTAGCATAAGCTATAACATCATCACAAAATTTTGGAGTTAATGCAGATTTAAAATACCAATAATGATTAGATATATTCATAGGTTATGGTTTGAACAAAGTTCAAACTATCTTTTTGGTTATTGGTTAAATAATACATATTAGTTGACGGAAACATAATAAATTGATTATTAGTCAATGGTATATCCCAACTTCTTCCTTTACGTCTGTTGTCCTCATAATGTATTCTAACATTACAATCTTTAACTTTTACACCATATAATAATGTAAAGTCTGGAGAGTTACGTAGATCCACTGGATCAATATTTAATAAAGGAACTGTAGTCTCGCCGGGTTTATAAATGTTACCCCACGTTTTTTTGTTAATTAAAGTTACACCATACTCAAGACTAACGTGATCTCGTATATAGGTATTTAACATATCCCAAGTTCGTGAAAACGGAAAATCTTTGTTTTTAATTACTGATTGTAAAATGTCGCCTGATAATTTATCCCGGTCAATGTCCCAATATTTAGGCATTGCCACATCACCAAAATATAATGCTTGCTCTGTTAATACTTTCTTTTGCATACCACCACCATTTTTAATTTATGCTTTTGAATCTGTCAAGTCCCAAGATTGATTAGCTTCATTCCACTCATAATACCATTTATGAGTATCAGCTGTGTTTTGTGATTCTTGTTCTTCTGTCAATGCTGGAGCATCACCTATTGGTGAATGCCATTGAGCGTCGGATGTATCTTTTACCCACGATGCATATGGTTTTTTTGGCCAGAAAATATTATTATCTTCGTCCCATTCATAACCAATACCTGCATAGTTTCCTCTAAATGCTTTTGAGTCGTCACCTGAACTATGTTTATTACCAGCTGTATTGTATGAAGTTTGAATCCACATTTGTGCAGGCCAATTATTGTGTGTTTCTAAATATTGTTGTCCTACTGTTTCATCTTCAACACCATCAGCGTTTAACATATCACCATTATTTAAAGTTAATACTTGAATAACTTTTCCGTTTGATCCTAATTTTGCAAAATGTGCCATAATGTTTCTCCTTATATATTAATTTTAATTTTCATTCAACTATTGAAATTTGTATCTTATTACTACTATACCCGAACCACCAGAACCTCCAGTATTATTCCAAGAACCTCCACCTCCACCACCAGTGTTAGCTGTTCCATTACATGCATTACCTCCTTGTCCGGCTCCTCCACCACCTGCTCCTCCAGCTTGTGCTGGTGCTGGTGTATCAATTCCACCACCGCCGCCTCCAGCAAAATATCTTAAAGGTCCACTTGGTCCAGGAACTCCTACAGCTGTATTAATTTGTGTTCCAGCGCCTGCTCCTCCATAACCACTATCAGTATCCGGTAAACCACCACCTCTTGCAGTTGCTCCACCGCCACCACCACCTACATTTCTTGATGCAGCTGGATTACCTGCTGGTATAAAGCTTCCTCCATTATTTCCTTGTGCTGGAGTAACTGGTGGTGTATTACCCGAACCCCCAGCAGTAGGGGATGAAGATCTTCCTCCACCACCTGATCCACCATTTGCAGCACCACCTGTTCCTGAATTTCCTCCACCACCTCCACCTGCTGATGGTATACCAAAACCTGATGAAACTGATCCTGGAGTTAGTGTAGGAGCATTTTGTGTAATACCCGCTCCACCACCACCAACTACTATTGGATATCCTTGTGCCGTTACTGAAACTCTATTTCCTGGTGTACCATAACCGCAAATAGGACTAGCTGTATATGGAGTAAGAGGTGTTTTAACTTCTCTATAACCTCCTGCTCCACCAGCTCCTTCATAAGCTCCACCACCACCGCCTGCTACTATTAAATATGAAATTTCGTTATTAGCTGGTGTTGATGAAATAGAATTTACTGTAAATGTTCCTGGTCCTTTAAAAGTTGCTATTTTTGTATTTGCACAGTCAGGTGCTGTTACTAAAGTGTTACAAGCTCCTGAAACAGAAGCACAAATAAAAGAAGAGGGTTCTTCAGTATCTTCAGCGTTTTGAACATTTATCCAACCTTCTGTACCATCAACATATACTAAAGTTAAAGCTTGACCATTAACATCTAATGTTAAACTATCGTTAGTTCCAGCAATTTTATCTGAACCATTTGGTGTTATTGTTAAGTTATTTGTATTAAAACTTCTTGTATAATCTGCAACAGCTACGATTGCGCCTGCTGATCCAGCAGGTAAATTTACTGTAAGTACTCCACCACTTGTATTACAAAAATAACCTTCGCCACTGGCTGCTGTAAAAGTTGCTGTCTTAATACTTCCTGTTTGCCAATCTACAGATCCTGATCTTCCAAATCCTGATTGTGATGCACCACTTGCAAGTGATACTGTATCTCCAGAAGCACCAATTGTAATAGTAGTTCCTGATTGAGAAATTATACTTCCGCCATCAGTTGCTTTTAAACTGTTTGATTTTAAGTCACCAGCAACAGTAATACTATCTCCACTATCTCCTAATGTAGTTGTACCACAATCTGTTCTTGGACTAATTTTATTTACTTTTACTTCACTCATAATTAATTTTGAAATTTATACCTTATTATTACTATACCTGATCCGCCAGCTCCAGCTAAAGATTCGTTTCCGCCTCCACCGCCTCCACCACCGCCGGTATTAGCTGTTCCTGCTTGTCCTGAACCACATCCTCCACATTCTCCACCATTTCCACCACCGCCTACTCCTGCTACAAGATTCGAGGTAGGTGCATTACCACCACCACCTCCACCACCAGAAAAATAATAAAATGATCCACAACTTTCTCCTGAAGTTCCAAAAGCGTTTGGAAAACCACCACCAGCACCACCAGCTGCTCCGTAGGGACTTCCTGCACCATCATCACTTGCACCTACAGCAGTAGCACCGCCTCCACCACCGCCAAAATATCCTCCACCATTATTACCTTGTGGAGGTGCAACTGGGGGAGTATTACCAGATGAATTTCCAGGAGTATTAGAATGTCCACCACCAGAAGCACCATCATCTCCAGCTTTATTTGGAGTGGGTGAATTTCTATTACCACCTGCGCCACCACCGGCTGATGTTATTGTTGAAAAACTTGAATTTGAACCTGGATTTTTAGATGAAGGGGGTTGAGCTCCTCCACCTGCTCCAACTACTATTGGGTATGCTGCAACTGGTACTGATAAAGCTGCGGGTCCTGCTAAAGGTTTTGCTGGATAAGTAGCTGGGGCTAAAGTAGGTGATGCAAATCTAAATCCACCTGCGCCACCTCCACCACCGTAATAACCTCTACCACCACTTCCACCACCTCCAATTACAATATATTCAACTGTATTTGATCCACTTGGTTGTCCTGCAGCAGTAACTGTAAAAGTCCCAGGACCTGTAAATGTATGAACTTTAAAATCACCAACAGTTGATTCTGTTCCTCCTGATGCAACTACATAAGGACTTGTTCCTGTTTCTGTATCTTCTGCGTTTTGAACATTAATCCATCCCTCTGTTCCATCTACATAAACAAATGTAGCCGCTTGACCATTAACAGTTAATTCTGCATCAAAAGCTAACCCACCAATAGGTTGAGAGTTTCTTCCTATAGTTAATTTATTTGTGTTAAAAGTTCTTGTATAATCTGCGACTGCTACGATATCTCCTGCACTTGGGGACGAAGGTAATGTAACTGTAAAAGCTCCACCACTCGTATCACAAAAATATCCTTCACCATTAGCTGCTGTAAAACCAGTTGTTTTTTTAGTTGTTTGCCAATTTACAGAACCCGATCTACCAAAACCAGATTGAGATGCACCTGATGCTAGAGTAACAGTATCGCCACTTGCACCAATAGTTATTGTGTTACTAGACTCTTTTATAATGTCTGCTCCACATGTATTTTGTATCGTATTTACTTTAATTGTACTTGTCATAATTATTGAAATTTATACCTTATCATTACTATACCTGAACCACCATTGTTATTTTTAGCAGGATTAGATCCAGCTCCTGCTCCCCCACCTGTGTTTGTAGTTCCTGGTCTATCAGATTGCGGAGTGCTTGGGTTTCCACCTAATCCACCACCACCTGATCCTCCTGCATAGTTGGTTGAACTTGGTTGATCAGCAGCGCCACCTCCACCTCCGGCAAAATATCTAGTTCCAGCTACTGGACCTGAAGTTCCATAACCAGGTGCTGCCGAAGTTCCTATAAAAGAACTATCTACAAAACTTCCAATTCCACCTGCGGCTGATGCACCCGCAGATGCGTTACCACCTGCTGCACCTGCGCCACCACCTGAACCAGATTGAGTGTTAACTGCAACTCCATCATAACCTGCTCCACCATTATTTCCTTGAGGTGGACTTACCGGAGGTGAATTACCTGTTCCTCCTGCGTATGCTCCACTTGATTGAGCTGTTGCTCCCATTCCTCCACCACCAGAACCACCTGGTTGCCCAACTCCATTATTTGAATTTTTTCCGCCACCACCTCCAGCAGATGAAATAGTTGAAAAAGTTGAAGTAGAACCTTGTCCTCCTGTCCCTGGATTACCAGGATTAGAAGCTCCAGCCCCTATTGTAATTGGAAAAGATGCAACTGTTGCTGTTAAACTTGTTGGAGATGCTAACGGAGATGTTGTTGGAGATGGTAAAGAATAACCATTAGACACTCTAAACCCTCCAGCACCGCCTCCACCACCATAATCAGTCCAACCACCACTTCCTCCACCTGCTACTACTAAATAATCTAATGTAGTAGATCCAGCCGGATTACCTACTGAACAAACTGTAAAAGTTCCTGGTCCTGTAAAAACGTGTGTTTTAAAATCTCCACAAGTATTAATTGTTCCACCTGATGCTGTAATAAAACTAGCACCTAATTGTACTGTATTATCATCATTTATTAAAGACCAACCTTTTGTTGCATCCATATAAATTAATGTTCCTGTGTCACCATTTGTTTCAAATGTACTATCTGCTGCAGAACCATCCATATTTGATCCACCTCTACCAACAGTTAAAGCATTAGAACCAAATGTTCTTGCATAATCTTTAAATGATACAATATCTCCTGCACTTGGAGAAGACGGTAGATTCATTGTAATAGCTCCAGAAGTAGTATTAATAAAATAACCTTTTCCTGAAACTGCTGTAAATGGACTTGAAGTTTGAATTGTTGTTACCCAATCAACAGTCCCCGTTCTACCAAAACCTGTCTGACTTGCACCAGAACCAAGCGTTACTGTATCACCAGATTCACCTAGTGTTAAAGTAGTTCCGCATTGTGGTGCAACTGTATTTACTTCTATTTTACTCATTAAATTACTACTACCGTTCCTGTTATAGTTTGTGTTCCAGTTATGGTTACTGGTCCCGCTAAAACTCCAGATGCAATTGTTTGATCTTGTGAAAGAGTTGTAGCATGTGTAACTAAATAATCTGTTGCTGTCATAGATGGAGACATAGCTCTCGATGCTGGTAGTGTACAAAATACATTTTTAGTACCTGCTGAAAAATCTACTTTGTTATCACTATTCGATGATGAGATAACTGTGTCTCTTGAAAGATTACCGACTGTAGCTGTTGTTGCAGTAAAACCCATTCCAGAATGGTTTGTGCAATAAGCGTATAAAGTTGGAGCTGATGATGCTACTGTAATTACAGTTTTTGCACCAGCACTTCCTGGTGTTCCAGTAGTTGTTACACCGGTCGTATATTCAGTTCCAGAGTTGTGTGTTCCATCAGATGTTGTAGAAAACCTTAATGGATGACCAGTATTTGAGTTATCAGATTGATCAAAAGTATAAGTAACGGTTTCTGCTAAATCAATAGAAGCTTGTAAAGAACCATCTAAGTAATATTTATTACCACTTCCTGGATTTACAACAGTAACTGCAAATGTTACAGCTGCATTTACTGTACCAATACCTACCTCAAACTCTCCTGCAGAATTATTTTCAATTGCATAGAAAGTTGTATTACCAGCACTAATACCTGAAACAAAAGTCTCATAACCTTGCTCTGCTCCTGCAAGATTTTGAGTTGCTGTTCCGGTAGTTGTACTTGTTTCTTTAACTCTATCGTTAACTATTAAAGCCATTACTACTCCAAATTTTTATTACGCGTCACCTAGTCTAATAATAGCACTAGAAGAGTTAGCAGTTGGAAACTGAACAACAAAATCTCCGTTTGTTGCAGTTTTTGTTCCGCCAAAATCTAGAACTAATACAGCTGGGTTTGTTCCGCCACTCTTATAAATCAGTGCGCCTACAGCAGACAATGTTACAGAACTAAAAGTTAGATCTGCAAAATCAACAAAACCAATATTACTTGATACTGATACACCATTGTTAGTTAAAGTATTTCCACCAGAAGTATAATTTGTTCCAGATGTTCCTACTTCATTAGTAGCAGTAAAAGCGGTTGTTGCTGTTGTTAGGCCAGAAATGTTAGTGTAAAGAGCAAGTTTAAAAGTTGATCCACCAGATGAATCAAAATTAAATTCTCCTTTTAACAGGTCTGTTTTAAAAGAGTCAGGTACTACATTAGCCATTTATATTTTCTCCTTATGGTGATGGCGATTTAATCTGAGCACGAATAGCGCCATCTTGCCATTCATCTCTACGTCTTCTACCTTCTTGTTCGATAGAGTACGATTTTGCAGCCCTTTGATATGACTGTTCATAGTATTGTAACAGATCCGCTGGACCTTTCAAGTATCCATATGCTTCTACCAGACATCCATACAAAAGTAAATCCTGATATTTATTAGACACATAAGTTCCACTAGCACTTACAGATGAATCTGTAAGACTTGTAGGTTGTTTGACATATGCCAAAGTAATTTCAAATGTAGCGTTTGGTGTGGGTGCTACAACCCAAAAATTAGCGTCCCAGTTAGCATAATATTTAGGTAAACCACTAGCTGTGCTAGGTGTGTTATAGTATTCTGTCATAAAACTAGTATCTCTTTTTTCTAAAAATACTTGGTTGTTAGAACCATCTTTTAATTGAACATATCTTATGACTCTAAGATCAGATGGAATTGTTACATATCTGTTTCCAGATTGTAGGTTTGATGTAGCATAGAATCTGTTATCATCAGAGTCTACTTCTCTGTAAATTCTGTTTTCAGCATTTTTAATTATTGTATTTAGTACACTAGTCGACAATACAGAACTATCTACTTCAGTATAGTTTCTAATATCATCTTGTAAGTTTGTAAGTGTGTATGCCATTATGGTGATAGTGTAACCGGACCAGCCGATATACTTCCTCCTCCTATTTTTGCAGTTGCAGTTGCCGTGCCTGAAGCTGTAAAAGTATAATTATTAGCATTTGTAACCGTAATTGTAAATCCCGAAGCATTATTTATATCTGCGGAAGTTATACCTGCACCAGGTTCAGCATCTCTAAATCTAACAGTATCACCTGTAGTTCTTCCATGATTATCTTCAAACACTGTAATAGTTGTAGACCCACTTACAGCAGATAATGGATTTAAAGTTAATATTCTTGCAACAGCAGGTTCAACTCTTGCAGGTCTTGCATTTAATAAACCTTGTGGATCTGCACTATGTGGTTTTGGTTCTAGTTGAGGGTGTTTAGGTTCAAACTCTGATATGTGAACTCTTGCACCATTCCATTCTATTACCATTTCAGAATATGGAAACGCTAGTCCAGATCTATCAGAAATAAATTGTGCGTATTTACCTGAAGAAAGATTAGACATTAAGACTCCGGATAATAAACTTTAGGACTAATATAAGTACTTGATGATGAGCCGTCCTCTTGTAAAGCTCTTTGTAATTCATCCTCGTACA